CTGAACATGGCTATGATCGATGATGTGGCTAAAGTTATCAGTGACTTTGTTAAAGAGTATCGCACACTACCAGAACAAGACCGTCCAAAGGTCCTGTTCGTATTAGATTCACTAGGTATGATGCTAACACCAACAGACGTTAACCAGTTTGAAGCAGGTGAAATGAAGGGTGATATGGGTCGTAAACCTAAAGCACTAACAGCACTGGTTCGTAACTGCGTGAACATGTTTGGTACATTGAACTTAGGATTAGTTTGTACAAATCATACATACGCAAGCCAAGATATGTTTGATCCAGATGATAAGATATCAGGCGGTCAAGGCTTTATCTACGCTAGTTCTATTGTAGTTGCTATGCGTAAACTTAAACTTAAAACAGACGCTGATGGTAATAAGACTACAACAGTTAACGGTATCCGTGCTGCTTGTAAAATCATGAAGACTAGATATGCTAAACCGTTTGAATCAGTGCAAGTAGAGATTCCATATGAAACAGGTATGAGTCCATACAGTGGATTGACCGATATGTTAGAAGCTAAAAACTTGCTTAAGAAAGAAGGCAATAGTTTGGTTTATACCTTTGCTGATAAAACAACTATTAAACAATTCCGTAAGGCGTGGGAACGCAACGAAGACGGCTGTTTAGACAAAGTTATGAAAGAACTTAGTTCTAATGTTAACTTGCTAAGTACTGAATCAAAGGTAGTTGAAGAAACAGAAGAGGAGACAGCAGAATGAGCTTTGAAGTTGATATTTTAGGTGATATTTGGTTAACCACTAAAGAGTACATAGCACAGAAAGATCGTCAAGCTGCCGCAGACCATGTTATTAGTGTTGCGGCCGATCATAATATTACAGAAAGTGATCTTAAGGCCTTTGGTGGTACTGATGCTTATTTAGGTCGAGCTGTTAAGGAATATCTAGGTGAAGATGAAGAAGATGAAGCTATTGACACTGAAGATAATAGTGATGATTATTAATGTGGTATAGTAGAGTAGTTGCAAGTTTAGGTAGTATTCCTGATTTCATACAGCATTATGAACGGGAACTAGAAGACGCACGAAAGGAAGTTGGAGTCTATGGTAACATAGAAAAGAATCTTGCTGGCCTGCCCGGAATTACAGAACGACGCTTTAATCAACTACAAGAGATTGAAGCAGTTCTTAATTATCTCAACATACAGTTAAGAAAAATACGCAAGAAACACTTCCAAAAGTATCTGGAAGGATACGCTCGTGCGCTGACTAGTCGTGACGCAGAAAAGTATGTTGATGGTGAAGATGAAGTCATCGACTTTGAAACTATCATCAATGAAGTAGCACTATTACGTAACAAATGGTTGGGCATCATGAAAGGACTTGAAAGCAAGAACTTCATGTTAGGACATGTAACACGCTTAAGAACAGCAGGCATGGAGGACGCATCAATTGGTTAGACATAGCTTACCTATATTAGAAACTATACGTCAATATGATACGTTCTTAGAAAGCCTACGACATGTGGCTGATCTAGGATGCAGTACAGGTGAAGATGTTCATTGGTGGGCTACCTTAGAAAATTACAATGATCCTCCAGAACCCTATAACTTTAATTGTTTTGCAGTTGACAATAACGCTGATCGGTTAGCACAAGTTCCTAATCTTAAAAACATTCATAAAGTGCATGATATCTACGATCGTCCACATCTATTCCCAGTGAGTATAGATCTTATGTGGGCTCACGATAGTCTGCAATATAGCATCAATCCTTTAGAAACTCTGCGCATGTGGAACAGTTATCTGACTGTTAATGGCATGCTATTACTCAGCGTACCACAGCACACAGGTATCGAATACAACAAGCACTATAGCAGAGGATATAATGGTTGTTATTTCCATTATAATCCAGTCAATTTGATTTACATGTTGGCTGTGAATGGATTTGATTGTCGCGATGCGTATCTACTGAAAAAGTTCCAAGATCCTTGGATCAACATGGCCGTTTATAAAACTGACATATCACCAATGGACCCTTTAACTACTACCTGGTATGATCTAATAGATAAGGATTTATTACACCCCACAATAGTTGATAGCATTAACGCCAATGGATTCCTTAAACAAGAAGAAATTTGTATGCCGTGGTTAGATAAAGAATTATATTTTATCGATTATCAAAGCAAGAGTATAGAGTTTCCTGAACCTACAGAAACTGTTGGGGTATTTAATGAAATCACCAAGTCTGATAAAACCACGGTTTCTCAAGCCGCACCTAAATCAAAAGAAACTCCAGCACTTAAACCTTTAATAATTAAAAGCACACCACCCACTAGAAAGAGCTATAAGCATGGTAAATAGGGTAGTATTGGTAACTGGTGGATTTGATCCACTGCATAGCGGGCATATAGAATATTTCCGTGCGGCTAAACTCCTAGGTAATGTTCTTGTAGTTGGTGTAAACAGCGACAGCTGGTTACGCCGTAAAAAAGGTCGTGAGTTTATGCCCAGCCATGAACGTATTAAGATTATCGAAAGTCTCTGCATGGTAGATCATTGCATCTTGTTTAATGACACAGATGATCATGCTATAGAAGCCATACGCAATGTCAAGATGCTGTATCCTAATAGCGAAATCATCTTTGCCAACGGTGGCGATCGCACAGCAGAAAACATTCCGGAGATGTCAGAACCCAATGTAGAATTTCGATTTGGGGTCGGTGGCACTGATAAAAAGAATAGTTCCAGCTGGATCCTAGAAGAATGGAAGGCACCCAAGACCCTACGTCCTTGGGGTTATTATCGCGTTTTACACGAAGTTCCTGGCACTAAAGTGAAAGAACTTACTATCGAACCAGGACAGAGCCTGACCATGCAACGACATTATGATCGTACAGAGGAATGGATGATTGCTGATGGGCGTTGTATAGTTGAGCAATATACATTGCCATCAAATCAATTAATTCACATACCTCTAACTAAACATCAAACGTATCATGTCAGCATTGAACAATGGCATAGATTGTTTAATCCATATCAAGAATCTTGTAAAATTGTTGAAATACAATACGGAGTTGCCTGCGTAGAAGAAGATATAGAACGCAGATAAATACATTATCATGCGAGCACACGACTTTATAACAGAAGCAGGTAACTTATCTACTTCAGAACTAGTAAAATATCAATCAAGAATTGCCGCCTTTGTCCATAAGATACAGGCTAAAAGTCCTTTCATAACAGTAGATGGTCGACAGTTTATAGCAGATCCTAAACAACTTCCAGAACTTAAAAAATTCCTACTTAATCCTAATGCTAAAGGTTCGATCATATTACGCAGTTTAGATGGTAAAGAGTCTATTAGTACAAGCAAACTGGTTAAAACCACTGAGTTCGGTGGACAAAGTGTGCCCACAACAGGACAAGGACCAGCTGATGCTAGCCTAGCAGGTAAAGAGCAACTACCAGTTAAACCTCCACAAGTATTCCAAACTACAGATGTTGATGTTAATCTAGCCACCGCTAAAGATTTACAGAAAGCAGGCGCATTTAAAGTTAAAGACTTATACAGCAAGATTGTTAACAGCCAACAGTTAAATGCATTGGGCAACTATGGTCAAGCAATTATTAGTTGTGCTCAACAGATTAACAAAGGACACGATCCTAAACTTCCAGAAGGTCTGACTAATGCTCAACTTAAAGCATTGATAGACTATGCTGGCGAATACCTAGGTATATTGGCCATGTACAAAGGAACAGCAGACTTTCCTAAACGTGAATCATTTTTAAAGTTTATCGGGCGAGATCTTGGTACAAGTATGCTTTACTTCCCTGTTAAGAGCAATACCCCACTAGCAGACAGCTTTGCTATACAGGATGCAGAAACAGGGCATACTATCTATCTAAGTTCAAAAGGATCAGGCGGCGGTGCTGCACCCAGTTTAACTGGACTAAAGATCACTGATGAAATCGCCAAACGCAAACAATATAAAGATGCTGTGAAATTCATACAGGTAGCACAAAACAGCGGCACCATTGAGCAACCATTCCAATTAATGAACTTTTTAGCTGCAACGTATCCTAGCGCCATAGACGAAAAATTTGCTAAATTCCTACCTTGGAAACCAGCAGATATTATAGCAGTAGATGCCAGCCGTAAAGATAAATCAGCTAAAACTAAGTTACCAGCAAAACTACAAAAATTTATTAGTACATTTACTTTCAGGAAACTTAGTGCTAATGCTACTCCTGGTGGTATCTTACATTATGTAGTCAGCAAAGAAATACAACGCATAGTTAATGCTGGCACAATTAAAAATTTCCAAGCCTGCGTGTTAGAAATTCTCAGTGAGAACTTTGTGCAGATCTATACACAACCAAATAAAGCCACATTAGAAACCTATGTACTGTGGCCGGCTAATGTTGATGGTGTAGTAACAGTAGAAAGCAAGGCCAGTGCAGTAGATCCTACAAGTGCAGGATTAAGTTTTAGAGTCAGCAAATAAAAATATTATCAAGGATTTTTTAATATGTCAAAACAATTAAAAGTTGTAGTAAATGTTAGTAAAGGTTCTCCATTGACTGGGCCTGCATGGGTTGATATACTATTTGGTGGAGAAAAAGTAGTAGAGCATGCAGAAATAACTGCACCGTTTAAACATATTACAGAAACACAACCAGATCAAATTGAGTTTACAACAGAGTATGCTGGTATGTCTCATGTTACATTAACTGTGATTAACAGTGCTGAGACACTTGGACCTATACAGATTTACGCTGTAGATTTCTACTTAGATGGTGAACCGATCCAACTAAACTGGCAAACAGCTATTAAAGGTAAACCTATTAGATTTGGTGGCCAGCCCAATATAACCATTACAAATCCACATGTAGACGACCCTGAACTTAGTGGGTGGTGTAGTGTTCCTGACGTTAGTCCAGGTATGAGTATTACTTGGGGATTACACGATTTAGTTAATATAAACTCTCCTGTGTAATGATCACACGTATTTTGACAATTGGTCCAGGTAGGATTAATGAAGCGGCAGTTACCTTAAGTTTTGATAATAAATTAAATCCGATACCTGATAAAACTTATATTATCAGTCCATACCCCCAACACAAATTAGACAGCATATTTCCAGAATTTAACTTAAATCTATCTAATTATATATTATTAGATGATTTATATTTTGAACAATTCTATGATCTAAGCCGATATAAACATAATCATTGGTATTATCAACAGGCACTAAAGCTCTGTGCTTTTGATCATTTTGATAGCGATTATTTTTTATTACAAGATTGCGATCAGGTTCCTTTGAAACAATTTGATTTTTTTGTAGACGGAAGCCTTAATTTTAAAGCGGAAAATCTTTGGAA